TCATCGAAAATGATGCGATCTTCTGTCGGCAGCTGGAACATCGAGAGTTCGTGCTCAATAGAGACGAACCCCTCAATTGCCTTGCGAACCCTTCTAGGGTCGCAAGGGAGTTTCGTTTTCTTGAAGGCCAGGCAGATTTGTCTGACTGACTCAACGATAGACGAGGCTTCTTTGGGGGGTATTGCATTGTCTTTAATCCTTCCTGTCTCTTTATCAAAAATACGACCGAGCATGTCTTGCAGGAATGCAGGAATTGCTCCATTCTTTCTAAAATATCTGAAGAATGTTGGGTCGACCTGACCAAGCTCAAGACTCTTTTCAAAGTCAGCGGCGAAGTCAGGTAGGGATATTGTTAAAAACGAAATCCCTTGTTTTTGAACGCGGGACCGTATAGTTCTTAGGTCCCGCTTGGAGACCTTCGCGACGCAATGCAGACACGCATCTAAATAGATGCGCCTTGCCAATTCTGTATAGTCACTTACGTTGCTTTTCATACATAACTCCCATCTCTGGGGGTATACGTATCAAGCCACGTACTAGCCTTGCAGAATGCTAGCAAGTTGTAGTATCACGATGGAAGTTTGGTCGAGGACGAACCCGGGTCGCTGTCTAGGCGACTCAGTTCACGTCCTTGCGGCGCGTGAACTTCAACCGGTAACGGACTCCCTACCTTAATATCTGTAGGGGGTTCCGAGTTGTTTGGGTTATTCTTAACTAAGAATATCCCTGTCTGAGCAATCGCTAGCAGTGTGCTGGCGAAGCCCATTATCTTCATGAGCTTTGTCAAACTCATACTGATAACTCTCCTTTCGGATATGGCTGGATCTAAGATCCAGGGTATCCGTTATAGGTGAAATGTTTAACTGGCGATTTAGCTCCAGATCTACAACCTGGTGAAAAATAACCAATTCGCCTAATGTGAGATTTTTCGAACTCTCACAAAATAGGTCGCAGAGGTACCTAAGATCATCATTTAAGTTGATCATTAGTTTTCACCTCCGAAAACTTTTCCTACCATCGTACTGTCATACCAAGTCTTAAAGCCAGTCCACATGTCCGTAACCTGGGTTTGGGTAAACCCATCCAGGGGACGGTCAAGTTGGACGGACCAAACAACGGTTTCCGGAATCAGATCCGAATTTAATGGATCTGTAACGTTAGCACGTTGTAGAAGCGTAACTAAAGCCACTTGACGTGGCCGCTTGTTGCGTACAATGTCTCTCTGAACTACTTCTAGAGAGTAAGTACGATCTACCATTTGGTAGAGAGACTTTCTCTGGTTGTTACCAGATG